CGCACCTACGGCCGTACCTTTCGACATGGTAGCCATGTCACCAGCGTTGAGGGGAGGATGGTATCCACCTTTCTGAATAAGGGCAGAGAAATTTGACGTTGCATCGTATTTTTCATCCCCGGGGTCGACAAACGTCATGGCAACCTCGTTCCAAGTAATTGAACCAGGGTAATAAAATGTGTGGTTCAGATATTTGTGTTCTGCTGCATTAATAGTGAAAGAAGGCTTTGCTGTTGTTTTTGCATAAAATATTATCATGTCGTCGGTGGTGCTGCTTATTCCCGTGATTGAAACCTTAAACCTAAATTTTCTCTTAGGGTCTGCGGGAGGGGTGGCCACCGCGAAACTATCTGACCAAAATGCCATTATTTGTGTACTCCTGTTAAGTGTTCTCTATTTTAAATAGTTGTTAGTTTTTTTTTAGTCGGCAAAACCTACGCCTGTCTTAGTAATTACGAAGTCAATCACAATAAACTCGATTGAGCGAGCGGGTGCGAATGCAATCTTGGCGTACATCGTATTCGTATCCTGCAATTCTTCTGCAGACTTCTCTGCGTCTTCCATCAATGACATGTCGTAAGATGTAATACCATACCGAGTCATAATATTTGACAAGAACGGCTCTACAAGTGCCTGGAAGGCGTTCCACGTAGCTGGAACATTCTGTTCAAACAAAACTCTTTCGGCAAGGATCGCAACAGACTTCTTTATATAGTTTGAAAGCCGTCTAACATTAATTCTATCCAAGGCGCTGGGCGCGTTGTCGTTGTTCTGCAATGTCTTCTGTCCAAACACCACAATTCCACTTGAAGGGAAGGAAGCGATTGGGTTAATGTTGACAGTGTAAAGATCATCTCTGGCCTTGGATGTTAGCTTTTGGCTCACGTTTATTACGGGAATTCCGGCGGCGCCCTGGCTGAGGCCTCCTCGATTGAAACCAGCGGGGGCAAACCAAAGCTGTGAGGATTTCTCAGAGCTTGCAAAGACACCTAGCATGGCCACGGAAGGCGGAATCCATATAAGCTGCCCTGTGTTGGCATCCCGAGTCTGAACCCAAGGATAATACGTACATGCATAAGAATTTTGAGTAGTATTAACGAAGTGTGAATTATCTCCCGTAAATGTACTAATGCTTGTTCCTACGCGCTGAGCCTTGTTGGATTTATACTGCTCGTGAGGAGGAATATAGACGCTTGCAAGATCAACTATGCATGTGGTATCGCCGCGGGTTCTGCACTGGTCCATCATCTTGGTGTTCAACGTTGTGTTTGTTAGTCCCGGAGCAACCATTAGATTCATATCTAGTTGTTCAGCATCCGCCGTCATAGCAATGGCCCGATCCCACGAATAATAGATGGAGCTATTCAGAAGAGTCGGTGCCGCGGGGATTCCATTATTATACATCGGATCCGGTACACGAATATCGAGCCCATCACAGCCGCCCCAGAAAGGTGCGGTGAATTGGTTTATTCCTACATCAATAGTGGTCTTGTAGGTATTGGAACCAGTGGAAGAATAGCTCGTCCCATTTTCTCTGGTGCCAGATAGATAGAAATATTGGCTGCCGCTGGTATTCGCTGCAGCATTAACAACATAGTCTAGAGTAAATATGTAACCAGAACTATCAACACCAGAAATTGTGCTCCCTACTGGATCGGCGACGAAGCCACTATAGAGTAGTCTATGTGGATCATGAGAGCTTTGATCATAGAGAGTGCTTGTGTTTGTGCGCGTAGTCTGGTAACCCCAGTATGCATCCGTTGGATCAGAAAGCCCACCATCGGAAGCCGATAGGCGAAGTCTTACTGATGGCCACTTAATTGAGGCCGTAAATGCGGAGACATTGGCGGCAGTGTTAGCAGAACACGAGAGTGGTGTAGCAACTGTGAGAGTCGCACCACCGTCTGGCAAAGTACTGTCAACAATGAGGAACTGGCCGGCCAGACCAGCGCTCCCGGTCGTATTGTCCGTTGACCCGGAAATGGTGAAATCGGACCACTTTGGCGGCCCGTGATAACCGAACGGTATTGCCGTCGGAGTAGTCTTGGCCGTGACGGACGAGTCAACTTCTACATAAACATACTGAGATACAGGCGGATAGGTTCCGATCTCCTCCATGAAAGCGACGTTGGCCGTGCTACCGTCGGACGCTTCTTCTCCGCGGTCGACCCAATTTTTATAAGTATCACCCATTCTACGCGAAATATAATTAGGAGAGGCAGGATTAAGATTAAGGTTATCAAACCTTTCGATAGCTCTCTTGTTATTGTCTGTGTCGGCGATATTTCTAAGGACAATAGAAAATGTTCCGTATTCTGTGGATGCGTTCATGGCGGGCCTAATTTGTTCAATTGAAACCTTAACGTTTCTATTCATCCACTCACCCTGGCTGCGGCCATGTAGTCGGAATAGTTTTTGTGTATCGCCGGGGACAAAGGAACTAGCTTCTCCTGTGTCTTGGGAGATAAACCAGCCGGCCACAGCATTGCGCATCTGTTGCTGGGACATGTTTGCTGGGCTGGTGGTGGCGTTGCCGCTTAGCTGAATACCGCCGATGAAGCCAACAAGATTGCCTGTGGTAAGACTAGCATCTCTCATTTCCTGTTCGAATGTTTCGCCGAGCCAATAGTCTCTTTCAGTTGAACTAGCGAAAAAGTCTCCGCCGGCTCTTAATTGGGGATTGGTGTTGAGCCGCTTTCTAATGAATGACTCATCATTATCATTAAAACCAACCACATGTGTGTGTGACTTGCCTGTGGTGGCACCGCTAATAACGAGCGTAAACTTGCCGCCGGAGTCTGATCTAATTATAGTCTTGGCAGCAGTAACCGTGTCCGCGGCCGATGCTGTTGAAAATGGTGCTCCCGTGAGTTGAACGGATCCCTTATCGACATAAATGAGGGCGCCTAGCCGAAAGCTGTTCGAGCCAGTAAACGAAGTATGTCCTGCGGCGTCGAAAGATGCAGAAGGGGCCACCCAAAGACCGAATGCGCCGCCGTTCGGTGAGGCGGTGGTGGGAAGGCCGTCTAATAGACTATCGGTTGTCCAACCAGCATATCCGGAAGTGGCCGATGCGTCTTGTACTCCAAGAAGGCGAATATAAGTGACCGGTCCAATACCAGAGTGCAGGAATGCTTTGGCCGCATATGTTCCATACATCGGGGACCCTGAGTCGTTACCGTCGCGATAAACGTCGCTGCCATTGCCGCCAGGAACTGTATCACCAAACTTAGCAACAAATTCAGCCGTAGACCTTACTTTAATGGGTTCCAGCGCGGTGCCTTTGGTAGCACGCCCAACAATTACGGGTCCTATGACCTCTGCTGCTTTCGCTCTCGCAGATTCGTCTATTTCATTAACTTGAACTCCGGGAGATACAAATGTAAAACTACTAACTGGCATTTTTTTGGTTCCTTATGTTTGGCGTGGTCTTGTTTATTTTATAGACCAAATTATCGCTATGATCATCTTTAAATAGTATTTCGGAATTCAAAAGTCTCTAAAAATCCGGAACTATATCAACAAATGACCAAATGTTTCCGGAAGTGTTTTTTTTTAACAAGAAACACACCAATATTAGCTTTCAATTAGAAGGTCTGGATTGGAGGCTGGGTCGGAGGCGGCCGATTCTCTGGGAAAAGTTGTAGTAACCACACTTTCTTCAATTCTTACAAGCTGTCGGTCATCGTTCGGGCCTTCTCCTATTAAATACCCCAACACTCTAATTGTAAATTCTGTTGTAAACAGGCGTGTATCCTCGCCTAAATCATTTACATTGTTATTATGTTCAAAGCTTTCATTAATAAAAACCTCATACATGTGCCCGTTGCGTCTCAAAACAAAAGAATTAATTTGGCCGGGGCGTACTATAAATGGCGTTAACAACTCGTTCATTTGTTGCTGATATTCGCTTTTAATTGTTATTTTATATTCGACGTTAACATATATTGGTATCGGAATTGAAAGATATTGGATAACCACTTTTGTATTAATTCTACCGGGCGGAGATGGAGTATAGGGTTTATTTGAAACAAGGGGTTGCTTTATTCCTTCGGCCACCGCATAATTTCTGGTTTTATCAGAAACTATTCGTCTAGCCACAACCATTCTTCCTGTGCGGCCGTCTTTTTTGTTTGAATATAGCTGTGCCTGGTATGCACCTTTTTTTGTTGGGTCTTTAGAAATGCCGGTCCTTTCGATGCTCAAAAGCGGCATCCTAAGCGCGCCGCCGTCATCACGAAGATTCACATCGTTTTTAATTTGATAGGCGCGCTCGGGGGTCTGCCATAAAATTGGCACCTCTGTAAATCCTTCATTTGTGTTGGACCGTAGCCTTAAATTTTCTTTCAACCAAGAAGTTATAGAATAATCAATATTTTCTATGTCGGAGGCCAACATTCCTATTTCTTTGAGTGTTGTCTCGGTTGTCCCTTTCGGAAGCATCGCAAAATCAAAATTACTAGGTAGCATCGAATAGTCCCCTTCTTGCTCGTCTGCATCTCGCGGAGATCTCAAAGCCGTGATGAACTTGACCAAAAAGTTTTGTATCTTCGCTCAATTTAACTATCTCGTAATAATAATCTCCATACAAAACAAAATCTCCTTCGCGAACATACATGTCCTGATCTTCTTCAAGTCTTCTTTTATGAAAATGCACATTAATCTCCCAAGTCTTGTCAATTCCGGCGCCGGCCATGTACTCCGTTGCTAACTCTGTAAATTCAACCAGCGCAAAAACCCTAACAGGCGGTAGATATGTTTTTTCTATAGCTTCGCCGTACATATCATGAAAATCTGTTGTTTCCATGTCTATGGGATAGTAAAGAATCTGCTGCCCGATGACTTTTTCAATAAGTTCATCGTTGACTTGCTTTACAAGGTCTCGTTCTTTCTTACCAAAAAATAGCGGCGGTGGTGGGGTTGGTGGCTTGCTCCATTCATTAGACATTTCTTATTATCCTACAAAAATCGGTAATGGCGATGCCTTAAATACAGTTGCTGTGGCCTCAGCTGTTTCTGAATCATATTTGACCAACTCCTTATATTCAACCTCCTTGAGCATCTCCATAAGCTTATCTTTAAGGGTGGTTTGCTCTTCTTTTGCTTGTGCTAGCAATTCGGAGTGGTTTAAAGTTACACTTTCGCCGGGAATCGGGATTTGGGTGAATTTGCCTCGAATTTGAGCCAACATTTCCTTACACAGCGCCAGCGCATATTTTCGAATCCACTGTTTACCCATTGAGTTTATGTTTGCGTATGGAACATTGTCAAAAGGTACTGTATTTAAATTATTTATGCCCTGTGTGCCGTCTACATAGCCGGGATTTTCTTCCCAAGGGTTGCGATCATCAATATGAAATCTTACCCACATCCGGTCAACATCAGAAAAATCCCAATATCCCGGATCGGGGTAAAGGCGCAGCTTGTTATCTATAATCTCATAAGAGAAGTTTGATGTCCTTGTATAAATCGAGTCCTCATACATTATCGACTGTAATTTGTTTTGCCAAGTCGGGACAAGCTCAAAAGTTGAGTCATCTGCAAACTGACCGTATGTGGACATGTTGCCTACCGCCCCAATACCTCCATAATAACCATAAAATCTCCAGACTGCTCTAGGGGTGATATAAAACACCTTTGTTACTATAACTCTTTTGTTATCAACTTTTCCTGAAAATGATACGGCCTTTCCTGAATCATCTAATCCGGTCGAAGAGGCTGTTTCAATGATTTGTTGCAAATCATAATCTTGTTGATTTGTTTTAGGCTTAAACGATGCTGAATATTGCGGAATAGTGCCGCCTAGGCCTTGCATGGCCATCATTGTGTCACCAAGCTTCTTGCTATAACTGGCCTGGAAGCGCGGATACGACAAACTGGCACTCGTTGGGCCTGTAAGAAGGTCTCCCTTGTGATCAAATGTTCCTGTTGAGGCGCCTAAGACGCTTGACAGGACATTCTTGCCCTGGTGGAGATTAATAATGTATGAATACTCCAACACAGCTTCTTGATAGGCAGAATATACATTCGATGGTGTAAGCTCAATATCTACAACATCGCCACCGAGTTTTTTATAGACGTATGCGACTTGAGAACTGGCGCCACTTAAAAATTCTGACGAGCCTGTATAATTCTCAAAAGGTAGGGAGGCTGCCACACCACCGCTTCCAGAGAAAAGCAAGCTCCCTGTAGAGGTCAGTATTACCGCACTCTGGGTAGATATGGGGTCAAGATTTCTTGGCACACGTGGGCCCTCCTACTAAATAAATAGTTTCATAAATACAAAGCTCAACCATATGTTGAGCTTCGTTTTAAATAACCAATAAATTTGTTATT